AGCGCTCCTTCCTTAACCTTCACAGGAAAGCTAAACACTGTAGTTGTCTCTGGCTTCATCACACAAGGCTCTGAAGGGAATCCAGAAGCCTTCAGGAAGTCTGTCAGAGGGTCTTTATTGTCGCTTCGTACACGCCGTATAAAGAAGCTACTATGTTGAGGGTGCAGCCCAGAAGCAGTGCCAGCAAGCTGAGATACAGTGCCCTCAGGTTTGATAGCGGTAATTGCCACAGAAGCAGTAATGCCGATAAAATCAGCATATTGCTTATTAGTATTAATAGCACGTTCTTTCAGCCTTTCAAGCAAACCCGGTAGATTAACATCTTCTGGGTTGTTTAACAACTTATTGTCCAATGGGCCTGTCATAGACACTCCCAACAAACGCCACTCCTGCCCTGTCTCCCTCCGTCCATTCCTAGCAGCCTGTAAGTCACTAGCATAGCGATTGAAAATGCCTCGCTCACCACTGTGGCTCTCATAAATGGAGCTCCACTCACGCATAAACTTACCAACATCAGGCTTTGTCTCATAGACAGCGCTGTTGTTCGCTAGTGCGCGTTGTCCATTGCCGTCCCACCAATTGCCCGATTTAGCCATTGCCATCCGGTCATCAGGAAGGTCAGAAAGGCTAATCATGGCACTTCTACGCACTCCACCAACAACAACCACTTCCCCAACCTTACATAGAATATCGTGCGCTTCAAGACTAGTGAGTTTTCGACCAACAGCACCTTTGAACTTGGCGACAACATACTTAAATAAGTCCACCAAAGGCTCGGGGCCACTTGCACGACCACCGAATGTTTTAAGACGTGCTCCGGCAGGTCGCACAGCAGAAACATCCCACTTGGGAATTTCGCCTGCATACAACAAGGCAATAACCTGTCGTAGGCTCTTTGCCCATCCTTCTTTACTGTCTTTAACGCCAATAACAGTGTTGCTATTATACAACGCTTCTGGAACTTCTGGAAGTTTACTAACATATTTCTGCTCCACACTATAGCCAACCCCTGTGCCGCACAGAAGGATGTACATAGCTTCATCAAAGGCCTTTGGGTCATCAATGGGCAAGTAGGAGCAATTATAACCAGCGATGTTCTGGCGCTCTAAGGCCTCCCCTGCTGTCATAATGGAACGCATAGAAGGAACCACCTTCAGGGCTGTTACAGCGGCTTGTAGGCGCTCTCGTAGCACTGGCTGTAGCACATAGTTATGCTTATCCAGCAAATGATTTTCCATAAATGAGAAATATCGCTCCACTGTCTCAGGCCAATGCTCACGCCGTCCTTCTTTGTCCAAGAAGCGGCTGTAGCGGCTCTTGCTGATGTAGTGCTGGTACGGGGTCATCTCATACAGATTCTTATTGTCAGTCATTAATTTCCTTTATCAATTTATCTAAATGCTCTTCAATCTTATCGGGAAAAGCGTCAACTAGGTCGCTGCTTTGGATGTCGAGCAGCTCTAACAGAGCCACCTCATCCATCTTTAGCAGGGCTTCTCTTATAACTGGATTCATTTCTTGTCTTCTTGTTCAAACCAAAGCAAAAACAACAAACAACAAATAGCGTGAGCTAAGTGGCTCTTTCCTGTCTCATTGTCGTTCTTCTCCCCTTCTGCCCATGCTGTTAAATGACGGAAAGCTGATAACAGAAGCTCCTTCGTCCACATCGTCTAAGAACGTAGCAGCCACCCAATTGTTAAATCCATCAGGAGAAGGACAGCCCCTACAGGGGTCTTCTAAGAAGCCTCTGTGCTGATAAAAGCAGGTTTTACACAGTTTTTCCATACTTTCTCCCTAAGTATTCTATTGACAAAAGCATCTCATCAAAGCTTCCATCCTTCACATCGTTCAGCACCACTAAGCCCCGCCAGTGGCGATTGCTCAGTTTGTCCATATAATCTTCATCATGTTGATAATAGCTTCCAGCAATTATAGCACAGATTGCTTTGCCGTCTGCTCTTTTCCCATAAGAAATTTGCTTACCTTGCTGATGCCCCGCGACACAAGACATGTGAAGCTTGCTGATGATAGCAGCAGGGCTAGCAGCAGGACGGCCCATAGCACCGACAGGCCAGTAATGGCTAAAGCCAACACCTTCGATAAATAGAGGGTGGAGAAACTTATGTACTTCCCAATCTTTCTCATAGCATAAATCCTTTGTTGAAATTAAGCCGTCAAGCATTGGGTTGTTGTTTACAGCCCTGTCAATGCGGTTCTCATGGTTTCCAAGCGTTAGCACCATACGAGGCTTATAAACCTTCTCCTTGTTCTGCTTTTGCTTGGCCTGTAAAGAACGCAAGGGAGCAAGAAGCTTTTGCATAGCCTCCTTCACTGTTTCCACATCCTTTGTGTAGCGAAGCCCCTCAAAGTACTTGCTTCCCTTTACATCATGGGAAGAAAGGGAAGGCATGTCAGCGAAGTCACCAATGTTTACTACCACGTCAGGGCGGTATTCACAGATGGCTTCGCCTGCCCAAGAGAGGTGCTCCAAAGGAACTCCTTCCTTCACTTGACAATCAGGAATAACTAGTATTTTCATTATTCTTTCCACTCGTCCCCATCAAACACAGGGCCTGACCAATCATCAGAAAGACGATACTTGCTTGTTTTAAGCGCCACTTGGTCTTTAATGCTGTAGCCAAACACAGCACCAAGGAAGGAAGTGAATTGCTCCACAGCTTGAGGCCATGTGTCTGCTTCAAAAGACATTTCAAAGGAACGGCTGTCGCCATCGGTGTAAGTAAAAGTAAACATTTCTTTGTCCATAATAGTTCCTTAGTTTGTTTCACCAACATATTTCTCTGCATTCTTAATTCCTTGTTCCAAGGCTGTAACCATGCCTAAGCACAAGAAAACTGTTTTCTCTTCATCGCTCATGTCAATCATAAAGGTGGCGCTGCCGTCTTCATGTTCTTTAAGTAGTTCAACTTTCTCATTTGTTTGTCTACCGAGGCCAGCATTCTTCAAAGCCTTGTATTTAGGAGGCCAGCGCTTCGTAGCAGTACGCAAGGCTCCTGTGACAAAGCTTCTAAACTTAGCTGCTGTCCATTCCCCATCATTGTAGCTAGTTCTCTTCACTAGGAGGCTCCCATCGCTGTCCATGATGGCGGCTAAGCCACAAGAGCTGCCCGTTCTCCAGCACTCGCTCTACGGGCTCTTTGGCTTGCTTATACGCTTCAACCACAGCCAAGTACATGTCCATTTCTGTTTCACAATCTGCCAGAAGCTTTTTAGCTTTGACAGGGCCAATTCCGTGCAAACCAATAATGTTGTCAACTCTGTCTCCTGTTAGAAGCTGGAGGTAGAAGCTTCTTATCCCTTCCTCCTCCGTCACATAATACTCTTCCTTCTTCACAGGGTTGTAATGCCACCCCGGAAGCTGGTCTAGGTCTTTATCCACATGCACAATCCAGCCCCTGTAGGCGGTAGAAGCAATAGCAACATCATCGTCTGCTTCCTGATTCTCGCTCATCTTAGCCTCTAAACGCTGGAGGTGCTCCCTCAAAGCCTCGTAATGAGGAGGCTTCTCAGCAGCTTTTCTATTCCCCTTGTATGGGTGGGTGGTAGCAAGTTCATAACGAAAGTTGGTCTTTCCAGTGATATAGGCTTCGTAGTCTTCGCATTTAAGCTCCATATAAACTACATCGGTGAGCATCTCAGTGAGCCGAGCCTTGGCTATCTTTTCTGTTTCCTCTTTACAAGAAAACCCTACTCGATAGACCAAGAAATCGGCATCAATAAGCGCCAGTTTAGGGCGCTCTGTCATTACAAGATGAATTCGTCTTCTTCTTCAGACAGCTCTTTATCGGGATTGTATGTTACAAGCTCCGTGATAATGATCTTCTTGATAGAAGGAGCGTAGCCGTGGGCTGCACTCATCTTGTGCTTATAACTACTAACCAAGGCTACACATTTAGTGCCGTTGCCAATAGTTTTGATGTCTACAGGGTTGCCTTCTTCGTCCACTGGCTCAAACTTGTACAAGCTCTTACCAACAATGAAGTTGCCCTGCTCTGGCTTCTTCTTAATCTTGATATTTAGTTCTTCAAGAGCCTTAGCAGCAGCATCGCTCAGCATGCCGATGGAGCACTCAAACTTCTTGTTGTCTTCGTTGAACTTCGTGTTAAATTCTCCCATCCAATTGCTCCAGAAGAGCTGGCCCTGAACGCGAACGGGTTTAATAGAGGTTGTCATATATTTCCTTTAAAATGTTAATGCCGTCTTTCCGTGCTGTCATTTTCTGGTACGAGTGGAGGGACTTGAACCCTCAATCCCTAAGGCGAGAGATTTTAAGTCTCTTGTGTATACCAATTCCACCACACTCGCTAATGCACTGTTGTGTCATCGTCCTTATTAACTAAGTGGTCTATTGTTGTTAATAAAATATTCAATAAATCAGACACTTCTAAATCTTTGGTAAAAGCAATTTCAAAATTGTTCTCGTAAACAATAAATACAATTCGTCCAACTTCTTCATTAGTGGGTGCTCCTCCAGCTTTTGCCATATTTAAATTCTCCGTCCAAAGGACAACGCAATTTGTAAAACTCTCCTGCTTCAACAATGCTTTGCTTTGCAGCCGTTCCAGTGATTATAGCATACTTTTCTTCAGTTTCCCACTGAAATTCATCATGTACATTCACCACCATCTTGACAGGCCATTTGTGCTTTCTAATCTTCTCATCAAAGAGCACCAAGGCTTGCTTCATAACAATTGCACCAGCTCCTTGTAGAAGCGAATTGAGCGCGGCGTGTTCAGAGCGTACCCAAATCTTTCTGCCATCAAGCCCCGGCACATAGCCCTTACTTGCAACCTTGGAAACGTGCTCCCTAAGACGAGCAAGCGCCGGTGTGGCAACGAGGAAAGAATCGATGAGCCTTTTCCCGTCTTTAGCATTACCACCAACGATCTGACCAATCTTCGCTGGCCCTGCTCCGTAGAGGAATCCATAAATAAAGGTTTTAGCTTGGTCGCGGGTTTGTAGCCCCGCTGCTTTCTGGTTTTTCGTATGCACATCTGTCCCGTTCTTCGAACTCCCATTAACGACTGTTTCAACATAGTCTTTGTCTTTCATGTAGTGAGCAAGCATTCTTAGCTCTAATCCACTGGCATCACAGCCAACCAGCACACTGCCTTCTTCCACTGTCCAGCACTCCCTGCACTCTGGGCCAAACACAGAGCTGCTGTTAGGAATCTGTGCCATGTTAGGGCTGCTGTGCGTCATGCGGCCTGTAACAGCTCCGTTTGTTATCACCTTGCCGTGTACCCGTCCATCATCGCCCACTGCCTCAATCCAGCTTGTTATCTGAGCCACCCGCTTCTGAAGCATGAGGTATTCAGCAATAAGCAGCGCTTCAGGAAAATGAGCATCTGCGAGGCTTCCTTCATCCACAATGGGCTGTCCCGTTGGTGTGAATGTTTTAGGTTTCCATCCAAGCTCTATCAGCTTTTCTCCAATCTGTTGCCTACTGCCGGGGTTGAAAACAACCTCGCTGTCTTTAAGGCGCTTTCCGGTTTTCTCACTGATTCGTTCAACGCTGTACGGGGGCCATCTGTCTTGCATTTGTTCATAGATGCTGTCCAGTTTTCCCTTGACTGTAGTAAGAAGCATGGTTGCATAAGGTATGTCCAGTTTAAAGCCGTTTCTCTCTTGCTTAGCAATGATAGAAGCCACGGCATGTTCAAGAATTACGCTTTCCTTAGAAAAGCCCTGATCTTTGATGGCAGCTTCCAGATGAATAAATAGCTTGCATAACACGCCAACATCGCGTACGCAATAATGCTCAAGAAGAGCATCAATAGGCGCATCAAAGCACTCCCCATCATAAGCCTCTGTCCTGTCCATCATCCACTGCCACGTTGCCTTGTAGTTTAGCTTCTTTACCCCTAGAGTTTTTCCCCATGCGTCTAGGCTGTGACCCCCCTCCCTCGATGGTTCTAGCAACCTTGACACTATCAACGTATCGTATGCTTGCTTCAATCCAATCTTCGTCTTCCATAACCTGTTCAGGTGAACCGCATCGAATCCTATTAGATTGTGAGCCACAATCAACGTAGCGTCCTTTAAGTACTCCCAGAGGCCTGTTTGAGCTTTCCATTTCCGTGTTTCTCCTGTGTCAATATCTTGCGTAACAGCGAGAGAGATGACGGAGTGCGCCATGTTTGTCTCGATGTCAATGGCAATGCGTTTCATGGTTTCAAGTTCATAAACAACCCAATTTGGGCACAAGCATACCCAATCCACATTATACCCTGTCCCATGTCTCCCTTGCTCCACTGTAGTATTCCTACAACACAATAGCCAACGCCAACTGTGCTTACAATTATGGCTTCAATCATAACGCAGCATCCACCATTTTCTTGCCATAGAAGGCAATTTTATTCCATTCATTTTTGTCTATGTCAAGAATATCTAACCAAGCTAGATGCGTGTCATTGCTTTTAAAGTTTTTATTATTTAAATAACGATCTTCTTCCAATAGTTTTAGCTTCTTTTCCCGTGACATGCCTGTAGTTGCTTTGTCAAAATCTACCATATTTTCAATAATATTCACGATGTATGTTAGGTGATAACCAGCGCCCATAGCCTTATAAGCCATTACATCACGTTCTTCTATTGTGTTCATATCGTTTCCTTTAAATATGCTTGCATTGCAATGTGGTACGGATTAAAGCAGGGCAATGACAACCCATCAACAAAATAATAAGTTGGTTTGCTTTCGTCTGCTGTAGTAACTGTTGTGCCGTCAACGACATGGTGGTATCTGGTCTTCTGTTCTGTAATTACAAGCCCCTCCGCTTTGGCTACAACCAGTTTCAACTCTAAGCTGCCTACTGGAACGCCATCCTTGTAGGTGGCGTAATAGTTTAGTAAGCTAGTCATCTTTCTTCTCCTTCAGCTTTTCATA